ATTCTTTAATGAGTTGTTTAGGGTTAGTTTTAATCAAATAATTTGGGGGGGGGCAATTATTTTACAGAATTCCTGCCACCATCTCCTCATTGGTTGTTGTGGGATAAAAAGAATCCGAATTTGTCATTTGCAGAGGGGGAGCTTGCGTGGGTTCGCAAAGGTAAAAACCTTCGAATATTTTATAAATATTCTGCAATGGTTGACAAGGGAGGGAAGCGACATCCGACTCAAAAATCTATAGACTTGTATCGGTGGTGCCTGAAAAACTACGCCACCCCCGGTATGAAAATATTAGACACCCACGGCGGCAGTATGACTCATGCAATAGCATGCGACCTCGAGGGCTTCGATTTAGACATTTGCGAAATCGACAAAGAATATTTCGACGCCGGAGTGGCGGCTTTCAATTTGCATAAATCACAAAAACGACTATTTTAAAACCAAAAACAAAAACAATGTGGAACTACCGAATTTTAGCACACGAGCACGACGGAGAAGTAACTCTTCAGGTGCATGAGGTCCATTACGATGAAACCGGCAAACCTAAATCCTATTCAGAGACACCGGCAAAAATCATGGGTGATACAGTGCGGGAATTAAGACACGTCGCAACAATGATTCTTTTAGATTTAGGAATGCGTAGACCGATTTTATGGGCTGGCGACCGATGGCCAGAGGTTTATAAGCCTGAAAAATAAATGTTAAAAAGCTGGCGAAATTGCCAGAAAATCAGTAATTTAGTGGAACTAATTAAAAATTAAGACATGAAAACCGAAACAACATACTACCAACGCCCCGGCACCCACGACCCATTAATTTTCAGGCATTCACCGCCTGACAGGGTGCGAAAAATCGCTGAATTAGCGGAAAATATGACATTTGATAAGGACGGCGAAAAGGTTAACGTCAAAATGCTGAGTAGTAGTAGATTTTACAACGCGTGCAAGAAAACAGGAGTACTACCAGCGAATGCACGGAGGATATTTAAAGGGGTGGTGTAATTTTTAATAAAACTAGTTATGAATAAACATAAATTTCCATATAACTGGACTTTGAAAGATTCAAATTTTACCAAAGACAAAGGCAAGGTCTTTAGCTGTTTTGCTTGTGGTGGGGGTTCTACTATGGGATATAAATTGGCTGGTTTTGATGTTATAGGGTGCAATGAAATAGACCCTAAAATGATGGAAGCATACAAGGCCAATCACAATCCTAAATATGCCTTTTTAGAACCTATACAAACCTTTAAAATGCGTAAGGATTTGCCGAAAGAACTTTATGAGCTTGATATTTTGGACGGTTCGCCACCTTGCAGCAGTTTTTCAATGGCCGGAAATCGTGAAAAGGATTGGGGCAAAGAAAAGAAATTTAGAGAAGGCCAGGCAAATCAAATTTTAGATAATTTATTTTTTGATTTTATTGATTTAGCAAAAGAATTGCAGCCAAAAGTCGTTGTGGCTGAGAATGTGAAGGGGCTGTTGTTAGGTAATGCGAAAGAATACGTTAGGCGCATTTATAGAGAATTTGATTTGGCCGGTTACTATTGCCAACATTGGCTTTTAGATGCTTCAAAAATGGGGGTGCCGCAACGCAGGGAACGAGTTTTCTTTGTTGCTTTGCGCAAAGATTTAGCAAAACCTTTTATGCATCAGAAAGATTTGTTTTCCGTGGTGCCGAAGCTAGAAATGGAATTTAAGGAACCTGAAATACCATTTATTGAATTGGCCGACTTTTGCGGCGAACCTATTTCGGAATATGCAAAAAAGGCCTGGGACGTAAGAAGGAAGGGAGATTCCGATATAGCTAAAAGCAAGGCCAGGGTTGAAGGTATGAAAATTAGCGACATGAATACTTTTTACGTTTATGATAACAAAGTCTGCCAAACACTAACATCAAAAGGCCGTCATTGTAGTTTGTTGTTTTCAAAACCAATAAGACTTTCAAAAAGCGAATTTTGCAATATTGGAAGCTATCCACAAGATTATAATTTTACAAACAGGAATCAATGGGGGTATGTAATAGGGATGAGTGTACCGCCTGTGATGACCGCACAAGTAGCCTCTAAAATATACGAACAATGGATTAAACACTTCAGTAATGGCAAAGAAACACCAAATAAAACTACCCACAACCTATCCGGATTGCCTAAAATGCAAGCACGGCAAAGAGGTTGAGCACAAGCTAATCGACTGCGCACGGGTAGGCAGCAGAGCAGCGCACCCGAATTGCAAAGTCTGGAAAGTTGCCTGTAAGTTTTTCATTGATAAATTTGCAATTGTGAAACAAAAGGAATAGATTTGTAGGACTAACTAATATCTAAGATTATGATGAAAGACCTATTGATGGAACAATTGAAAGAGTATAAACATAAGTTTGACGCCAATCAAAATGAATGCATCGAATTGATGAAGAAAGGCGAGCCATGGCAGGAGCATGCAAAGAAAGGTGCCGGCCTGAAAATGATGATTGAGGCCACATTGTTTGAATTAAAGAAATATATAAAGGAGGAACCAAAATGAGGACGCCCGGCACCAAAAAAGAAACCTTAAAATCAGCCGCAATGATAGCAGTAACGATTTTAGCAATACTAACCATGGCCGAAAGCCTTGTTTTTGAGGCCTTAAATCTACTAGGATGGAACAGCTTATAGACACCTACTTCCAAGTGGCACTTATCGCCTTCGTCATGCTTGCTTTAACCTACTTTATTAAGAAGGCTTACTACGCCTTAGTAAATCATGTAGGAATGAAGGTGATCGTATCGAATCGTTCACATAAGGACTATAAAAAGAAGTTCTACATTGTAGGCAGGCCGCACAAGGATGTTTATGCCGTATCAAAGAGGCCTAAAGGCGTGCCTGATTTATTGGTTGATGTGGACGATGTTTTATTTGTTTAGTACTGAATACATGAAACCATTCACATTCCAAACAGCCAAGCCCCATGCCCGCGCTGAGTACGCAATGACCGACTACCTGGACAATCACCTGCCTGATCATTTGCATTTGCAGTTTAATATGGGTGATTATGCTGAAATATTAGACCTGAACACCCGCAAAACATACGGCGCAACCGCTTATATGGGTGACGATATCGGCCATTATAGGATTGAATTTGAATTTATTGACTAGATTTGTATATGTCTTTGTGTTGGCATGGTTTTAAATCGTAAATCCATCACCGCAAAAACAAAACAAATCGTAACAAAAAGCGTATATTTTAGTGTAAAATGTAATGACATGGCAAAGAAAGCAGCGAATAAGGCGAAAGCTAAGCCAAAAACACGGGCGTCATCTAAAGCAAAAGAAGGAGATAGGCGCCTAGGCAATCAGTTTTGGAGGCTTAGGAGCAAGCACGGCAGGGATAAGCTATTTGAAACGCCTGAATTGCTTTGGGAGGCTGCGTGTGAATATTTTAATTGGTGCCAAAACAATCCATTACAGGAGCAAAAAGCCTTTGCTTTCCAGGGGGTGATCACAAAAACATCCTTAACCAAGATGCGAGCAATGACCATGAGCCAATTATGCTTTTATCTAAATTGTAATGAGGCTTATTTTCGTAATTTCAAGCTACAATTACCTGAAGGAGAAACCGGTTTTAATGCGGTCATACGCGATATAGAGCAGGTTGTGTACAATCAAAAATTCCAAGGGGCGGCCGCTGGTTTGCTTGATGCGAATATTATTGCAAGGGATTTAGGGCTTAAAGATAAGTCTGAAACAGAGCTATCTGGAAGCATCTCAACAGATAATGCCCATTCCATAAAAAACATAAACGATTGGTACAACGAGCACAGGGATGACAAAAAAGGGTAGCGCGATAATGAATCCTAATTTAAGGGATTTTTGGCTTACCCCGTCAAGGTACAAAGTCTTATACGGCGGTAGGGATAGTTCTAAAAGCTGGGATGCTGCCGCCCATGCTATCCGTTTAGCCGACGAGTTGCCCCTTAAATTCCTTTGCACGCGGATGTTTCAGAACAGGATAGAAGAATCTGTATATACTTTGTTGATACAGCAAATTGATAGATTTGGGTTAAGGAAAAATTACAGGATCACAAACAATAAAATTATCAATATCAAAACGGGCGCCGAATTTAACTTTTACGGGCTTGCAAGGAATATTGAGGAAATAAAGTCCTATGAGGGGGTGGATGTATTGTGGAATGAAGAATCGCACAGTATTACCGAAACCATGTGGGATATCCTTATCCCTACTATCAGAAAAAACCATTCCGAAATATGGCTTATATTCAACCCTAAATTAGAAACGGATTTCATATACAAAAAATTCATCCTAAACACTCCGGATGACACCTTGGTCAGAAAAATAAACTACGACGAAAACCCGTTCTTGTCAGATGTAAGCAAAAAGACTATTGAGGAAGTAAAGCTGTTTGACTATGATAAATACCTCCACATTTATGAAGGGTTTCCAAGACAGGATGACGACGAAGTTATAATAAAAAGGGCATGGATTAACGCCTGTATTGATGCGCACAAGAAGTTGAAAATCGAGGTTTCAGGTGAAAAAATAACAGGGTATGATGTTGCTGATAGCGGAAGCGATTCGAATGCCTTTGTAAATAAACATGGAATATTGGTTAGTAAGGTCCATCAGTGGAGAGCGAAAGAGGATGAATTAGTCAAGAGCGCAAAAATAGTAAGAAATGAGGCTAAATTATTTGGTTCAACGGTTAGATATGACAGTATAGGAGTTGGGGCGGGGGTCGGTTCAAATATTAACGAATTAAACAAACACGATAATCTAGAGGTTAAGTGTGAGGCGTTTAATTCAGGTGGAAAAGTTTTCAAACCTCATGTGTTTTATGAATTTGGAGTATCTAATAAAGATTATTTTGCTAATGCTAAGGGACAAATGTGGAAAAATGTAGCAGATCGGATGCTGACAACCTATAATGCTGTCACAAAAGGCTTGGATTTTAATCCCGATGAAATAATAAGCATTTCATCGGATTGCGCTTATATTGAAGAATTGATCACAGAACTAAGCACCCCGAGAAAAGATTATGACATGGCAGGGCGTTTTAAGGTTGAAGGCAAAAAAGACTTAGCGAAAAGAGGCGTTAAAAGCCCTAACCTGGCTGATGCTTTTATTATGTGTTTTGCCCCTGAATATAAGTTCAAGTTTGCAATCGGGTGAAAAAATGTTATTGTTTTATGAAAATTGTTTTGTAATTTTATCGCAATCAAAGAAATAAATATATGAGGTGGTTTAAAAAGGCTGAAAAGACGCAAAAATCCACAGTTGGGGTGTCCTATTTCGTAGGGGGTGCCCCTGTTGTCGTTTATGATTACGACCGTGAAGACTTCGTGAAAAAGGGGTATGCTGGGAATGCTGAAGTATATTCGATAATCAAGAAAATTACAGACAAGTCAAGCGTTGCGACCCCTTACGTTTACATTGACAAAGAGGGCGTTAAATCGCACAGGCTGGCAACCACCAAATCAATGCGAGACACGCCAGAAGGAGCCGCCCGGCACCGAATGGAAGTAAGCAAAGCACTGACATACGCTCCTGAAACATTAGACCTCACAAAATTATTAGTAAATCCAAGCCCTAATCAGACATGGCGGGAGTTAAGCGCGTTATTGGATATATTTTACTTTGCACAGGGCGAGGCGTTTTTGTACCGGGATTCCGGGGATGATAATTGTGCATTAGAGGTGAATATCGCACCCGCTCACCTTATGACCGCAATAGTGGATGGTGGTAAACTGGTCGGATGGCAGTTGGATTTAATGAATGGTTATTACCGTACATGGATGTACGAAGAAATGAAGGATGTTATGCACCTGAAGATGGCAAATCCTTTGTTTGATAATAAGTTTACGCATTTTAGGGGATTATCGCCATTAACGGCAGGGCTTAAATACCTGCAATTAGATGACAGCGCCATACTTTCATGGATTAAATCAGTTGAAAACGAAGGCGCAAAAGGATTAATTTCGCCTAATCACCCGAACCCGGAATTGTGGCTAACACCTGACCAAGTTACCAGCACTGAAACGAAGGTATCAGAGAAAATACAAGGGGCTGAAAATAAGAATAAGATTGTGGTTTCTGGCATGCCTTTGCAATACACTCACATCGGACTATCACCCGATGCCCTGAACATTATCGAAGGGCTTAAATTTGCTAAAGTCAATCTCTGCGATTTATGGGGTGTCCCTGCCGACTTATTTAATCCAGACCCAACATACGCAAATCAAAACGAGGCCGGAAAGCGATTCATTAAAGAGGTTATTTTGCCTTATTTAAGTGCTAAAGAAGACAAATTAAACAGCTGGCTAGTTGAGCCCTTCAGAAAGCGCGACAAGCGTAATTATCTTATTGATTACGACATTAGCGCATACGAAGAGTTGAGGCTATCAGTTGACCAGACCGATGCGCTTTTAAAAACTCACACTATTAATGAGGTTCGCGTAATGTTAGGCAGTGACGAACTATCCGAAGAGTACGCAAACCAGGTCTTTATTGCACAGGGCCAAATCCCTTTATCAGATTACGACGTAAATTTTGACGGGATATGAAATTAAGCCGCTACATACAAATTGAGACCAGGAGGCAGGCACAAATGGAACGCCTGTTTACTACTCGCATACGGCAAGCGCTAAAGGTTCAGTTCGAAAGTTGGAAGGAAACTGGCGACATTGGTAATGCAATGCAAGCCACATTATCAGAATTGTATGAGCGCTTTTTGTTGGATGGATTACAGCGCCAATGGCAACAATTTGAGCGGGGAAATATCACAAAAAGAGACCGTTTTTTTATCCCATGGCAATTATGGACAAAGCAGTACATACAAGGCGAATTAGCGGATAAAATAACGAATATCGACAATACCACCCGGGCCGAAATAGCAAAGGTTACCACTGACGCCGTTGCAGCCGGTGAAACTATTACAGAGATAGCCAACCGGGTTGATAGAGCAATGAATGGTGCCGCCGGTCGTGCAAGGGCGCGAATGATAGGCAGAACCGAAGCAGGCGAGGCTATTAACGTGGCAAAAGCGAAAAGTTCGGACGAATGGGAAGCAGAAAGCGGCGACCGACAAGGTAAGATCTGGATTAACAGAGGTAGTAAGAACCCGCGCGACTGGCATCAATATTTGGATACAGGCGTACCGATACCGAAAGATTCACCATTTATCGTGACAGACCCAAATACTGGAATTACAGATGAGATGCAATACCCACACGACCCTTCAGCAAGCGCCGGAAACGTAATAAATTGCGGTTGTCAAATTGTTTATTTACCTTTAGACGATTAATTTTAATGCCATGGAAGAAGTAGTAAAAAACATAACAGAGGTCAGCGATATTGATGAGGCCACCGGCATAATCAAAGGTTATGCTAATGTGTACAACGTCAAAGATTCGGACGGTGACATTTCTTTGTACGGGTCTTTCGCTAAAACAGTGACCGAACGGGGCCGAAAAATTAAGATATTCAAAAATCACCACCCCGAATTAGTAGGGGTGCCCACCGAATTTGATTTGTCGGACACCTACGGATTAGGAATGACTGCCAAAATGTTAATGGATACCGAAGGAGGCCGTAATGCTTTTCATGAGGTTAAATTCTTATCGCAAAATGGATTTGAAAGCGGCATGAGCATAGGGGGGTGGATCACTAAACGCAATGAAAAAAACAAATCCGAAGTGGCAGAATATAGGCTTAAAGAAATATCCGTATTAACCACTAACGACCCGGCAAACAGTTTATCGCTTGTTACCGCTATCAAATCAATTAAAGCCCTAACCGAGCCCACACAGGCGGAGTTCTGGAAGGTAATAGAGAAGGCTTACGATGAGAGAGGTTTTTCCGATTCAATTAAAAAATCATTAGAACAATTTTTGACACTCAAAGACCACGAGCCGGACGACACTAGTCGCACCACTCAGGCAGAAGAGCCGTCGCAGATAATAAAAAGTATTTACGAACTTTACACCTAAAATCATGACAGAAGAAGAAAAAAAAGCAGCCGAAGAGGCCGCAGCCAAAGCCAAAAAGGAGGCTTTAGAAAGTGTCAAAAAGACCGCTACCGAGGCGGCCCAAAAGTCAGCACAGGAGTTGATTGATGCCAAAGTTGCAGAAATTACCGCCAAGTTCGAAGGGGTGACCACCAAAGAAGAGGCTGAAAAGGTTTCTGCCGAGTTCAAAAAGTCGCTTTCTGAATTGCAAGCCACGTTGAAGGAAATGAAGCAAACTTCCGGAAACGGTAAGACTGAAAAAGCCTTTAACGATCACCTGGCCGATGCAATTGCAGCCAACGAAGCCGCAATAAAAGCATTTGCATCCAAAAAAGGTTCTCCCGAAGTTCAGATGACATTAAAGGCCGTTGGTGATATGAGTATTGCCGCCAACTTTACCGGTGCCACTCCTTTCATCCAGCAAGTGAACCCAGGTCTTATCTGGAATCCTTATAACCGCGTTTGGTTGGCTGACCTGTTGCCTAGTGCGACATCAACCGCAAACAGCGTGATTTATCCGAAGGAGAATGGCGGCGAAGGTGCTGTGGCTCATTGGGATGGAACCGGGGACAAGGCTCAGGTAGACTACGACATGACATCGCAAACTGCATTCTTTAAGTGGTTGGCTGGTTTCGTTATCGTTGACCGTGAGATGTTGGATGATATCCCTTGGTTGACCTCTTATTTGCAGCAAAAATTGTTGATCAGCCTGAAAACTGCCGAAAACAATTTCGTATTGAACGGCACTTCTGATACTAACCCTGTGGTTGGTCTATTGGATTCTGCTACTGCTTACGACGGTGATTATACCGAGCTTGTTGATATGATTATCGACGGTGGTTTCGGTCAAATCGTTGAAGGAACTAACGATTTTTATGTACCTACCAACGCGGTACTAAACCCACGTGACGCGGTTAAAATCGGCCTGAATAAGTCAAGCGGATCAGGTGAGTATGACCTCCCACAAGGCAGCGTGGCCTTTGCAAATGGCAAATTGTCAATTGCAGGCTTGGACACTGTAGCCACTACCAGTATTGACAAAAACGATTTCCTTGTGTTCGACAAAAACGCAACCATGTTCTTGCGCAGAATGGCACCGGAGATTCGTTTGTTCGAAGATGCCGCCCTTGCCAAGGTGAACAAGGTAATGTTCCGGATTGAGGAGCGCGTGTCTATGGCCGTGTTCAACAATGACGCTATTATCACAGGTACCTACGTTGCACCTGTTGAGTAAGCATATCGAGGCATAAACTTAAAAGGGGTGGGTATTCGCCCATCCCTTTTTTAATACCAAGAATTATGAAAGTACAGATGTTAAAATCAGTAGGAGAGTGCAAAAAGAATGAGGTTTATGATTTGCCGTATGACCGTGCCAATTATTTTGTAAGTATTGGCGCAGGTTTTTACGTGACTGAAAAAGTAGACACATCCAACTATGGCGAGCCAAAACAGGCAGTCGAAAAAACACCTACAACCAAACAGGCAACCAAAAAGCGTAAATATAAAAAGCTGAATAAATGACACTACAGGAAGTAAAAAACCACTTGGCAATTGATGATAGCGATAATGACGATAACGATTTGTTGATTGAGTTAATCGCACGTGTGGAAGCAAGGGCTAAAAGTGTTTCAGGTTTAGAAACATTAGATAATGCAGAAATACAAGGCGCTATGCTGGATGACATTGCCGTATTTTACCAGAATAGAGGTGAAGCCAGCACAGGCAGTTTAAGCGCCTTTAATACGTACCGGAGATATTCAGTTTCCCCAATGTTTTAGGCCATGAAAATAGGACTATACGACCAAAAAATACAATTTGCCAGCGGAGGGCAAGAGTCGGACGGTTACGGCGGTTATAATCCTGTTATGACTGTGCAACTTGAGACCCGTGCAAGGATTAAGCAACTGAAAATATCGGGCAATATTGAGCAGGCACAATTGCAGCTACCGACCACTTACCGGGTAGGTGTTAAGGCTCGTTCCGGTTTTACCCCTTCAGTTCAAAACATAGTAATTTGGAAGGGCCAAAACTACCGAATAATCAATGCCCCTGTGGTGGAAAGTGTCCGCTATCAGAAAGAATGGGTATTTGATATAACAGCAAAACAATAATAAAATGGCACGCGTCAACAGCACATTAACAGCCGATTTAAAAAAGTACGGTGACGAAACGAATAAAAAGGTTCGCCGCTCAATCGCTGATACTGCTGTTGCTATCGAAATAGAAGCGACCAGACGCGCCCCCGCTGGTCAAAAAGGGGGTAATTTTATCAATATTGACAAGAAAATATTCAACAAAGGATATACCGCCGAAATTGGCGTGATGGGAGAAAACAAACTGGCTGCTTACTTTGAGTTCGGCACCGGACTTTCAGCCGCTCAAATATTGGCACCATATCCAAAGTGGATAAAAGATATAGCCAAACAGTTCTATGTCAACGGTAAAGGCACATTAAAAGGAAAGCCATATTTATATCCCGCCGTGTTGCGAAATTTCGCTATATTTGAAAAAGAATTAAATAAAATAATCAATGGATAACGCTACATACATAAGGGGGAAAGTCTTCACAGCCTTAGCAGGTTTTCAGCACTTAGGCGTGACTATCCCCGTATTTGACGAGGTAGTTAACCCGGGCGTTAATATCCCCTCCGTTGATGGCGCAAATGAGGTGTATGTTCTGCTTCAAGATCAGCAAGAACAGGACAGCGCTATTCAGACATTCTGCTCACCCCGCTTTGATTGCAGTCTTACCGTTCGGGTGGTAACAACTTGGGGTGTTGTAGGTAAAAAGAAGCTATCTGAGGACATTGGCCGGGTAATATTAGAGTTAATCCGTGACGAGCGCGGTACCTCGTTAATCGACGGCATTAAAGAAATTCAGCTAATTACAGCACAATCAATATCAGAACAATCAAGTACCAATACAGCATTTTCTAAAGTATTAATTCTAAATTTTATCAAAAATGGCAATTAATGTAAAAGGTCACACCGGCCTATTATCTGTGTATGATGATACAGCAAGTGAGTACAAGCCAGTTGTTTGTATAACTTCAACCAGCGTGTCAAAGACCGCTGAAATCATCGAAAAAGTGAACTATTGCACTGAGGGTGTACCTACCGCAAAAGTGGACACTATTAGTCGTGAGGTGTCAGTAGAAGCTGAAGTAATGGACGACGTTGCAACCGCTCAATCATCTTATGATGATATCGACGTTTTGATGGAAGCCAAAGAAGCGGCTACATTTAAGCTTGAAGGCCGTGGAGAGCCGAAATATTTCGACGGGGTTATCACTGCCTTGTCTGACAGCTTCACTGCCGGTGAAGATGCTACTTTTAGCTTTACGCTGAGAGTAGACCAGCCTTTTGCCGATGTGGATCCAAATTCAGGCGTTTAATCTTTAAAAACTAACTAAATGTACGAAACAAATATTGAGTTTAAAGGCCAAATTATCCCGGTGCGCTTTGGTACTTATGTGCTGAAGTGTATTGCGGATGACGGCATTAAATTGACCGATATGCAGGAAAGAATGACGGAAAATCCTGCCGATATCATACCAAAAATCATCTATTACGGTGCTTTGAACGCTTCTCCGGAACGCAAAGGCGAAAACGTATCGTTGAATCTGATTTATGACTGGCTAGATGAGGTTGAAGGCGGCCTATTTAGTGAAAAGGTGACAGAAATGATACAGTTATTCACTAAACAAATGACCGAGGGCGTGCCAAAAAACGTAAAGGCGGGGAGCAAAACCCCGCAGAATTTGAAGAAGAGGACTTAACACCTGGTGAATGGTTCGCCGAAAATCACACCTCTTTTGCTTTAGGGGAATTAGGGCTAAGGATGGATGATTTTTATTCGATGCCTTGGAATGAATACCTAATCAAATGCTTTGCCTGGGCGCGCATGGAACGTGAGAAATGGAAGCATACCCGGTTAATAGCATACGAGGCAAAGATAGGCAGCCATTTAAACCCGAAATCACTACCCCGAAGCATCGAGGCGTATATGCCTTTAGGGAAGGATGGAAAGAAACGCAAAAGCCGCGTAACCCCTGAAATGAAAGCCTTATACGAGCAGCGAATGAAAGAATACGAAGCGGCAAAACTTAAAAAGCAAAGCAAATGAGTTTCACGGCAATAATAGCAGCGGATAACAGTTCTTTTGAGCGCGCAGTAAGGCAATCTCAAAAGTCAGCCGAAGAATTAGCTACCACTACCTCTCAAAAAATGAAGGAGATAGGGGAGAGCTTTTCTAATGTGGGCCGTAGGTTGAGCGTGTTCTCTGCCGCTTTTGTTGCTGCTGGGGGCGCTTCATTTAAAATGGCTGCCGATTTTGAGGATGCATTAGGGGCTACAGACCAAGTTTTTAAAGCTTCGGCTGAATCTGTAAAAGATTGGGCTAACAGTTTATCCCCTAGCTACGGGATAGCTAAAAAGGAGGCTTTAGAGTACGCTAACGTAATGGGCTCGATGTTGGTTAATATCGGGCAACTATCACAAGAACAGGCCGCCGTACAAGCTCAATCGCTCATTAAATTAGCCGGTGACTTAACCGCGATGTTTGGTGGCTCAACTCAGGACGCAGTAAGGGCATTAACGGGTTCTTTAAAGGGTAATAATACCATGCTGGACAATTATGGTATGGCCGTTAATGATGCCCTTGTAAAAACGAAAGCCTTAGAAATGGGGCTTATTTCACAAGGTGAAGAAATGAGTCTATCAGCCAAGCAAGCGGCTACATTAGCATTAATTTACGAACAATCCGGAGCCGCGCAAGGGCAGGCAGCAAGGGAAGCAGAAGGGGCGAGTGGTTCAATGCGAGCGCTTGCGGTGGAGGCTCAAAATTTAGCAACTTCATTCGGGGAGGCACTTTTACCTGTTATTACACCCCTTATTACAAGGCTGGGGGATATGGTAGAGTGGCTTAACGGACTTTCCCCGGCTGCAAAAAACACAGTATTATTAGTTGGTGGAATAGTTGCCGCAATTGGCCCGTTTCTTTTGGTTTTAGGTAAATTAATCGCAATAGCGCCTTTGGTTGGAACGGCATTTACTACAATGACGGGCCCTATCGGTATTGCTATTGCCCTCATCGCAGGGGCCGCCCTGTTAATTATTAAAAATTGGGATGCTATCAAAGAGTATTTCTCAGGCGGTGAAGGCGGCGGGATGTTTGACACGGTAAAAGAAGCCGCTTTAAGCCTGTGGGAGTCAATCAAAACCATTTTCAACACAATCAAAGACTTTGCAATACAAGTCTGGGCGGTAATTGGTGACCGGGTGACGGCGTTGTGGAAATTGGCAGTTGATAATTTAATGGCCGTATTTAAATTACTGGTTGACAATTTTAAAGCTGTTGCAGATTTTTGGGCCGCGATTGTCGATGGCGATATGCAAGGGGCTTTAGATGCCTTGGGTGATATGTTTATGAATATATTCAACTTTCTAGGCCGTATCGTTACTAACTTTGTATCAGGTGCTGCCCGTGCTATTGCAGGCTTTTTAGAGGCTATCGGATTGGAAAAATGGAGTGCGGCGGTTGATAGATTCGCGGATAATATGGCCGCAGCGTTTCAACCACCTAAAAAAGAGATAATTGAGACTAAAAAGGCGGTTGAAGAAAGCACGAGTGCTGTATCAAGTCTCAACGAAGCAGTAATAACAACCGCTAACGGATTTGGAGCGCTAAGAGCAAAAGGGGGAGAGGCAACAAAAGCGATAATAGACGGTGCGAAATTCGGTATTATCTATATGACCGAGTTACAGAAGCAGGTTTTGGCAGTAGAAGAAGGGGTTAAGCGGGTTGCTAGAAATAAAGACTTTATGAGCGCGGAGCAGATAGTACTCCCTGATTTAACCCCCCGCTTAAATGATGCTTTGCTTAAGGCCGACATGCAAAGAATGAGTGATAGCATGCAGGGGCAGGTGCTCGATATGTCTGATGCTATCACTAATACAATCGGAAATTTCGCTGCAGGAATTGGAGAGGCTATGGGGGCTGGCAACTTTGAAGGATTAGGGGCTAGCTTGCTAAAAGCGCTTGGCAGTTTGGCGCAGCAAATGGGGGTGATGTTACTAGGGATGGGGAAGGCCGCGGTTGCATTAAAAGCAATGATAGCAAACCCAATCGCAGCCGTGGCCGCCGGTATTGCTCTAATCGCATTAGGAGCAGCCGCAACAGCCGCAGCCGGAAGCATGGTATCAGGCGCAACCGGTGGAGGTGGTGGATATTCAGGCGGGGCTTCCTCATCTTATCAGGCAGCAACCCCCGGCGCTTCGGATATGAGAGGGGCGTTTATGGATGACTTTTCAGGGAAAGTAAGATTTGAAATTGGTAACGACAAATTAGAGGGCGTTTTAGAGCAAAGGGATGCACGGCGTAATAGACTAGGATAATATGATATATAGACTTGAATACTGCAATAAAGCGGGCGTAACAGCGCGATTAGATATCGTGAAGGGCGCATTGACGCCTATCGAGGTTATCGAAGGCACAGCTGAGCCGTTTATCCTGAACTACAAAATGGACAAGGGGGATAATTCCGGCTTCATTATGAGCTCAAACGCCGATATTTCAGTATTTGAATCAGGGACTTTTAATATCGACAACTTAAAAACCTCTTCCGAAACAGAGCTAAAAGTTAATCATTACATCGACGGTGTTTTAAAGTGGTCTGGGTTTATCCTTCCGGACTTCTTTTCCCGAATTGTTGGCAGCCCTGCGATTGTTGAAATGGTCGCAACTGACAGGCTTGGAGCGTTAAAAGCTGCTACGATTGAGCCTAGCACGCAATATTCAAAAATACGCGATTTGCTTATTTCATGCCTTGCAAAAACAGGGCTAACATTGCCTCTTATGACAATGTTAGACTTTGAGTTTAGCACGCCAATTTTATGGGTAGGCGATAACGTGTTTTCGTTGATAGAGATACCTTCACAGCGCCTTGTAACACCGCGCGGTCAGAGGATTAATTGCTATGATATCGTAAAAGCCATTTTGGTAGGTTCAAACGCGCGTATAGTACAAAAAGATGGGCAATGGCATATTTACAATAAGATGCAACATGCCTTAGGAGATGGGCGTGTTTATTCAGGAGAAAGCGTTTCAACTCTTTACGCGGAAGAGATTATTGATTTTGACGACGTAGAAGTTGGGGCGCGCAGGACGTTACAGCCTGTTGCTGCTTCGGTAGGGGTTTTTCATGAGTTTGCAGGGGGGTTGACGTACCCTGAAAACTTTGATTTTCGGGATGGATTAAGCGGGTGGGCTTCTTTAAATGCCACTTTAAAAACGACCAACTTAATTGAATTTGAAGAGGTTTATATAGATGAACAACAACAAATACCATTTTTTCGCGCGGCTTATGGTGCCGATAGCGCCGCCCCGTCTGTACTAATTTCGCATACGGATATGTTATGGGATTCGGCCCATTCGCACATCAGATATTCTGATATAGGCGTAGTAAGTGCTGGCAATGAAACAAAATTAGCTATTACCGTAAACGTCGCAAGCTCAAAAATTGCATTATTGCCTGTTATGGTATTACTGAATACGGGCAGTGAAACAATGAGGCTCAATAATAATGGCGTTTTCGTATCAGGCGGGTTTTCTACCATGTATGCAGATTATTTCATCGCAGAAATAAAAGAAGATGGAGCGGGAAATGGAGAGCCAATTTATAAAAGTTTTACTTTCGAGGGTAAAATAGAGGCGTTTGCGGATGGGGATAATATTAATGATTACACCGTAGACGTTTTAGTTATGGGATCGGGATTAAGGGGCGCGTCTGGACCGCCGCTTAACAGGCTGGTAAAAGGTTGGCATGATATAGTCGTTAATTCTGTGGCCGTTGAATTTTCGGATACTACCGACATCGGCAAGGGTATCCTATACAAGCGCGAACAGGGCGACGACTACACAAAACAGCACGATATTGACACTACAATATTTGGTGATCATATAACAAAAGGATTAAACGGTTACTTCTACGGAATAAGAAGAGATGAAAAGGCAGCGATAACCGAGAATTTTGACGGGGTGCGGCGTAGAAATCATGTTTGGAGGACTAAGTTTGACACTGAGGGGCTACCTTTATTACAGCACATAGCACGGGAAAAATCGCGTCTTTTCAGTGAAACGCATGATTTGCTCACTGCCACAATTGAGGTGCAAAATTTCAACCCGTTAGCGATATTTCGGGCGTGTGGGAGTAAGAGGTTTACTGTTGTAAATGCAAAATTTGACTATTTCCGCTCAAAGGTGGAATTGACACTTGAAGAAATTGCAATAAGTTCAAATACAGTAAGGGAGTATATTTATAGCTATTTTGGTGACGGAGATGGCGACAAGGTGGCCTCAATAAGCGGGGTTAGTGCGGCGAGTGGCTCGGGTTCGACAGGTGGGGGTGGCGGCAGTTGGTTAGAGCAGTTTTTCACAGTAAACGAAGATGGCACAGTCCTAACCGCAAATGTGAATCTATTCTCAGAGGGAGAACTTGCGGCATACGCCAATACGGACACCGCCCCTAATATGTGGGATGCCTTGCCTGTGGCTACAGAAACTAAATTAGGCGGGATTAGGGCCGCTAGCATATACCAAAACGGCATCAGGATCAATGCTAACGGCTTCCTTGAAATAGACCCCACCTATGGCGGCGGCGGTGGAGAGGTCGGGGTGAGCAGCTGGAATGATTTAACAGATAAGCCGATATGGTTGACGCCTACCACCCTTGCAGCTTTTGAAGCTGCACACGGTCACGACTGGTCACAAATAGCAAGCAAGCCAGCTACCGCAACCAGATGGCCAGCGTGGACTGAGGTTACAAGTAAGCCTACAACGTTTACACCCGCAGCGCATACCCAGGCAATATCAACCATTACTGGGTTGCAAAATGCTTTGGATGGTAAAGCTGCTTTGGCCGGCTCTTCGACGCAGAACTTCACAGTAAAAGACCTTACAATCCACGGCACAGTTAATCATTGGCTTGCTGATGTAATCACTATTGACGACGCAAGGCTACAGCTAAACAGGCGTCAGGACGGTGCGACTGTTGAAAGCGGCCTAACCATTTTCAATAAAGACACTGGTTTAGAAGTTAGCAAGTTGGTTTACGGCACTGATAACAGATGGAAGCTAGGCGCTGAAAACATCGCAACAGAGAATTGGGTTGAAAATACGGCAACGGTTTATAATTCTGCAAGGCTGGGCGGTGTGCTTGCGAGTGATTATGCGAGGAAGTCACAAAATGAGGTTGTGACTGGGGCGTGGAACTTTAGAGTTAATGGAGAGGTCTTAAGATTACAGCAGGTGACCGCGTCACAATCCTTATTCATAAGGGGTGCAGATGAGACGGGAACTAATTTATGGTATATAGGAAGGCCATCCGGGGGGAGTTTGGACATTGGATATATGAACTATTCAAATGCGGGGTTGTGGTTTGGTACAAATAGTGCGCAAAGGGTTAGGATTGATGAAGTTGGGAATATGGGTGTTGGTGTTATTACCGATATCGCCGAGCGCTTACACGTTGCAGGGAATGGGTTGTTTGAAGGGAGCCTAAGGATAGGAGGTAGTGGTAGAGATATATTTCTACCTACTATTCGAATTCGTGATAATAATGCAAAAATCCTTGTTGTTAGTGCTGAGGGTGATGGACAGTTTATATTTAGGCCGGGCGGTGACACTTTTTCACCTAATCAAACTAAAATTAACAATTCTGGCATAAGCACTGTAGGGCTTACCGCATCCGGCTCCGGCACCTTCGGGGGGAATGTAACAGCCCAAGGTGAAGTAACCGCTTATTCGAGTTCAGACATCAGACTTAAGCGGGATGTGTTACCAATCACTAACGCCTTAGATATTATTGAAAAGCTGAACCCTGTGCGCTACCGATGGAATAAAAAAGCGATAGCCCTCAATAGCGCTAAGGATGATCGCATCAATTACGGCCTAATTGCTCAACAGCTTGAAGATGTACTGCCCGATTTAGTTCATCAAACTAACGGCTATAAGAGTGTCGATTACATACAATTGATAGGGATACTTTTAGCAGGGGTAAGGGAATTAAGAAAAGAAGTTAATCAATTGAAGCAGAGTATATGAAAAAATTAGTTTTATGGCTCGCAAGAGTTTTCAAAGTAGAATTGCCTCAAAAGACTGTCGAGGTTATAGTCGAGAAAGAGGTTGTTAAGAATTACTATGATGGGGATACAATAGAGGACTCTCTCATAGTAAAAGGAGACCTAACTGTCAATGGTGTATGTAAGGTAAGCGGAGAATTAACAGTATTTAAAAAATAAGTTATGGCAAAACAAAGACATATACCAACATTAAGCACATACGACATAGTGAATAATGACGTTGGTGACATCACAAATTACAATGATGTAAATAAAATATTTGACGTTTCAAATATTACAACATCAAATGTTCGCAACGTACTAGGAGAAAGTAATAATAACGTAGGGCAGCTATGCCAATCTGCTAACATTAACGAGTACGCTTTGTTTAGGCCTGAGTCTTCTTCCCCACCTTATAATCTAGGCGATTTCGGGGGTTATAATCACGAGGCTAAGGCTCCTGCTTATTTCAATAACCCTTATTCGGCTCTTGAGACAACATGGGGTAATCAAGGTGGCGGCGTCTATGGAATTCAATTAAATTGGAATTTAAGGAGGGGTGAAAGATGGCCCTTTGGTCTCGATTATGAAAGCTGGGGGAGAGTTAAAATAAAATTAACCATGAACCCAGCAGGCTACCCCTCGGTTGAATTTTGGAGCGAAATGGATGATGTGCAGAATTTAAATATAGGGGCTACTCATGTGATAGATATTACTTACTCAAATATTAGCATATCAGGAACAATGAGTGTTGAAGCGTGGTATTGCAACGAGGCCGGCGCACCTATCCAATTAATTGAAGATGTGCACCCTGATTTTAATTTTACAATAAATCAAAGTACTGTTCCTATTTCATTATCAGATTTTGACGGAGTTTCAGGATATAGTGGGTTTAGAATGTATTACACAAATGGTAGTACTATAGACTATATTTCTTATGATTTTAAAACTTATGAAGTCGGTGATTTAGAGTTCTCTGTAGCACTTACAGGAGGTGTTTCTGTCAATTTTCCTTTGATACATCCTAATAACAATACCCTGTTTGTATCAAATACAGGATATGTCAGCCACGGAGGGTTATTATATAGGTTAGAGATGACTGGTTTCAGCAATACGATAACTATTAACGGAGTATTGAGGGGACTTGATGGTACATTAGCCTCCATTTTCCAATCATCAAATATTACAACCGTCGGAGGGTATCCCACAACCCCAGGTCAATTATAGTATTCAAAAAACTTAAACAATGAAAAAACAACTAAGCGTAGTAGTGTTACAGCTTTTATTGTTTTTCACTATATTTACACAAACCAAATTTAAAAAATCATGGAAAAAACACACATCGCACTACCTAACTCAACATTTAAGAAGATTATTGACGTGCTAAACAGCCTCCCGCATGGGCAAATACGCCCACTTTTTGATGAGATTCAAGCAACCGGCGCAGAGGTTAATATTTCAGCACCCGAAGAGAGCGAAAAGAGAGAAGAGTAAAACGAGTAATAACCCGCAAAATGCGAGAATTGATGGAACAGTTGACAGAGGCCGTACACGATATGTTTTCGAACTTTTACGCGGTTATTGCCGGCATATTTACCGGCATTATAGGGTATTTATTACCAGTGAGGGACATTGTGCATTTAATGGTATTCTTTTTTATCCTCGATGTGATTTTCGGGTATTGGGCCGCGCGTGTACGCGGGAGGAAACAGGGCCGGAATGTTAGATTTTCGGCAAGTATTGTCTGGAAAACAACCATGCCGCGAATGGTCATATCTTTGATGCTGGTAATTGCGGCTTATCTTTGGGACACCGTTTTTACGCAGGACTTTGTAGGCACTTATAAAGTAATTGGGTGGTTTATTTCGGGGGTATTATTGTTTTCGATATTCCAGAACGGGTACATAATTACCGATTGGGCTATGTTTCCGAAAATGAGCAAAATTCTGGCAAAGAGAATAAAGGATGCGACGGGAATGGATATTGATGCCCCCTCCGGCGACAAGTACACGCCATCGGACCCGTTCGGAAATATCACAAAAAAAGACGATAATGAAAAATAGCTTGGTAATAATTGCAGCAGTCTTGATATTTGTTGGTTGTAGGCCGGCAAAGGAAGTGCATACATACGACCGCCAATTTGAAGCAGATACCACCATTTTTCATCGCTTAGATGTTGAGTTGCTCAATAGTGCCACATCAATAAACGTTAGCCTTAAAAACGACTTATTGAACGTTACCGAAAAGCGGGAGCAGGAAATAAAAGAGGCTGTTATATTGGATACCGATACAATCGAGTTAAATAACAGCACATCAACGGCGCGAGCATGGGTTGAGAATGGAGAATTAAACCTTGTTTTGTTTCACTATTTGGATAGTGTACCACTTCAAAGCCGGATATTTTACAGGGACAAGAAAGAAATTATTGAGACGTTTGTAGATAAGCCGATTGCATGGTATGTTTGGGCGATAATTGGCGCCCTGGTACTAGCGTTACTAATAGCTATTATACGATGAAAAACGAACCATTAAGACTAAAATTGATACGTGTAATGCTCACAGAGGAATACACGGAAGGCGTATTAATTAATGAAAATACAAACTTGCGCTTATGCGACACTCTCGAGGACCGAGTAAGAGATGCGAACGCTAACGGAACTTTTGGCGGTGACGAAGCAAAAGTGTATGGCCAAACAGCAATACCTTACGGCACCTACCCAATAGAGGTCACTTATTCGCCAAAATTCAGGCGTCGCATGGTTGCGATTCACAACGTTAAACACTTTGAAGGCATCCGGCTACATTGGGGCCGTACCGCCAAAAATTCGCTCGGATGCCCACTTGTCGGGAAGAAATACGATGCCGGGTATTTGGAAAATTCAGGAATGACCAACGCCCTGGTTGCCTTGCTTGACAAACACGGTAATAAAGGCACTATTGAAATTGTATAATTATTCACTAAAAACAAACAAAATGAAACGATTACTTTTTATGATTATGCTGGTATTTTTGCCGCTATTCGCTTTTGCACAAGGAACAGAACCGCCTACCGATTTGGTCGAATTGTGGGAGTGGTTTAAAACAGGATTTGCCACATGGCCTGCGGCCCTGGCTGTTATACTAGTTTTGACCGAAAAGGTAAAAAGAATGCTGAATATTACGGGCCAATGGTCGGTAGTATTGTCGTGGGGTCTGGCTGTTCCGCTAACTTTTGTCGCATGGTATCTAAAGTTAGGGTTTTTAGAATCGGCGCCATGGTGGGGGGCTTTAATTTACGCTATTTCATTCTCCCTCGCTGCCAATATTGCATACCTTGTACCTATAATTAAAGAGGGGGTTCGGATACTGATTGACTATTTCGACAAAAACAAATTAGCAAAATCAAATAAAGTTTAATATCTTTGAAGCACTACAGGCTGGTTACCTGGGTTTTTCATAATTTTAGTTAGTTGAGGAAGCCGCTCTTTAGTTAGAGCGGCTTTTTTATTTGACAATTCAAAGGAATAAACTAACTTTATCACACCTAAATACTTGCTATTATGAAGATAGTATTCAAAAATGAAAATTTACGCTTCCGGCTGGATGTAAAGGATAAGGACGGAGATGTGGTTGTAAATCCTTTGAATGTGCAAAGCCTTAGCGCCACTTTTCGCAGCGAATTTAATAACGAATTATGGCTAGATTTTCGATACCCTGCCGAAGCTGAATACCCCGAAATAACACTTGAATCCGGCCAATTCTACATTGAAATAACCACCGAACAGGCCGACACAGCCCCGACCGGCAACGTTATTATCTCAGTCAATTACAAGGTAGCGGATGCCAGCTTCTCAGAGGGCTTTAATTCCTTCACTGAAAAGGGCAGAATCTTATTAGTAAAGGAGGCGTAACATGATCCAATTAACGACAAATAACGAGTACACAATAGCCATAGAAGAGGTTAAGGATACCGAATTTACGATAACCTTAACCCAACAAACGGCAGGCGGTGGCGGCACTGACTTAGCAGCGAATCAAGTTGCGGCGTTGAATGCTGCAAACGACCCTTCTTTGGATAACCCTTTTGCAACAATTGACGACTTGCCGGACATACCAGAGCCCACCCCCGAATACGACCCGACAATCGTAATCACCAACCACGCCACATCCATAACCCTTGACGAAACATCCGGTAACGAATACAAGCGCTACACCGGAGCAACCGATATCAACGTAACAGTTCCCAACACAATACCTTTGGGGCGCCCCGTTACGCTATATCAGGCCGGAGCGGGCGTAATTACACTTGCTGGAGCCGTGGACGTAGTTTTGAACGGTGGGCCAAAAACAGCAGGGCAAAACACAGCGATTCAGATTTTGAAAGTAGCCGATAACATTTTTGATGTGATAGGAGGTGTAGAATGAGCCATTTACTAACAGCAGGTATTTTGCAACAGGCGCGGAATTTGGCAAAACCGTCAATTCCTATAGATAATATGATTGCTTGGTACAATGCCGACAATGTGATTGAATCGGGCGGTGCTATATCTCAATTAGTCGACATTTCAGGGAATGGATATAATGCTAATTCAGGAGCGAATAAAGCGGCATTAATTCAAAATAGTTGGAACGGCAAGCCTGTGATCCGTTTTACCCGCTCCCAGAATAATTATTATAGGACGGCGCCATTTGGCCCGTATTCGCAGCCTAATACGTTATTTGTTGTATGGAAGAAAACATTTTCGGATTTCGGAACGATATGCGACGGATTAATCACTACATCAGTAAGGAATGGATTAAGACACTCAGGGCTTCAAATGAACGCGTTCGCAGGGGGTGGGGTCGCTTACGATGTTCCAGCACCGTTTTCAATATTATCAACAATTGTTTATAATGGGGGGAGTTCTTCTATATTTGAAAATGGAGTATTAAAAAATACTGGAAATATAGGGGCTTTGGCAAATGGTGGTTTAACTATAGGAACATTGGCAAACGAACAACCTGCCTATGCCTTAGAAGGTGATTTGGCCGAAATAATAATATATAACAATCTATTCACAGACTCCGAACGCCAGCAAATCGAATCATATCTTATGACCAAATACGCTTTATAAAATGAAAACAGGAAAACGCGAAAGAAGGGGGATTATATATTATGCTTACAATAAGGTGTCTGGCAAATATTATATTGGGCAAACCGTCCAATCTTTACGGCAGAGATCTTCCGCGCACTATTCTGTAAGCCGATATGATAGAAGTACTAATACTCATTTCAAGCATGCTTTAAATTTTTATAATAAGGACGAATGGGAGTGGAAGACGATTGAAGAGTGCGATGCTTCTATGTTAAACGAAAGAGAAAATTATTGGATAAGAAAATATGATAGTTTTGAAAATGGGTATAATTGTAATTGGGGAGGCGGACAGTCGGTTATAGCTCACAAAAAACACAAGTTATATCACCCAGTCCATGGGGTGGTAGAGGAGAATAGTTTATATTTCAGAGAGCATTATGATTTTAAATATTCTACACTATCTCAGTTGGTAACTAAAAGAGCCAAAAGTGCTCACGGGTGGGTTCTTATAGAAAACAAAGATAATTATTATAAGTTTATAAAGAGATCTAGTACAACCCATTCTATATATAGCCCAGTAACCGGAATTATTAGCGGGACAAATAAAGAGATAAAAAACAAAGTAAATATTGTTCATTTACATCATTTGACTTCTGGAAGATTCCGTATGATAGACGGATTTGTACTGGAGAAAGATAAGGATGATTATTTCGAAATACTAAAATCTACAAAATGACAAGAACTGTTTTATACAACCTCACAACCTCCACCCCCGGCCCCATCCGACAATCTCAGTACATGGTAGACGGAAAGCCCGGCACATTACCCGCTCACATCGTAGAGCTGAATGTAATCGAAACAGAGCGCCCACCTGTGACAGATAACGAAGTCTTAACCGCTGATTGGGTAGCTGATTTGGAGGCGATGGAATACAGACAAGTCTATTCCATCCGTGAAAAAACACTTGAAGAAATGGCGCCTGAAATGGTGACTAAAGCGCAGGGATTAATCCAGCTCGAAGCAATGGGCTTATACGATACTGTTATTGCCATGGTCGCACAAATGACCAAAATAGAACAGATTGTATTTGAGGCTACAAAGGAATGGGAGCAAGACAACGCGCTGATCAGTAAAATGGCCGATGCTTTGGGGTTGAGCCATGAAGAGAAATTGCAATTCTTTATTGACGCGGGGAAAATTGTCGTATAGCACCCCCCTAAAATGTTAAAAATCACAATTCAGCAATCTTTTATTTGCAGAATTGAAACATTATGCTTTACTTTGTGGTATAACAAATAAACGAAACTACCATGAAAAAGCTATTAACCATTATCGCAATCCTTTTCACAGTCAATGCAAATGCACTGGTCATTTATAACGATGTGAATTTTAGGTACACCCCATTTGTTCAGTTCGCTTGCGAGCAGTTAGGAATTGAAGGGGTAGATATCTACCTATCAAAAACAAACAAGCCTGTGCAAGCCCATGTGATGAAAACCGGCTTCGGGTCCTACATTATTTATATCAATCCGAACAACGCGGAAAACTACCACGAAATACTGGCGCACGAATTAACGCACGTAAAACAGGATTTAAGCGGCGTTTGGGACATATCTATGCCAACTACCCGCCTTAATGATTGGGGCAGCTCTTACGTGTCTGAGGCTGCAAGAATGGTAGAGGCCGAAGCGCACAAAAGCGGGCGGTTGATTGCAAGGGCTTACCGAAGAAAATAACACTCCTCAAATGTTAAATCTTTTCTAAACTGCAAAAATAATGCTTTGAATGTTTGCAGAATTGAAACAATAATGCGATATTTGCAGTACAACAAACGAAAAACGACATGATAACCACCAAAAACCAAATCATTAACATTCTTTTTTCAGACTACGCCGGCACCCCGATACTGAACCGGATGATAAAAGTGCTGAATCGCTGGCCTGAGCAGGACTTTTGCCAACTTGTAAAAAACGATTTGAATTGGAAATTAGACCCGATTAGACGGGGTGTTTATATTGTAACCATTTAAATAAAACCGAATGAAAACAGACCAAATTAAAAGCGCAATCGAGCGCAAATTAACAGAGAAATACGGCGGCGTAAGTCGCAAAACAGTGAAGCAGTTCACGGAAGAGCATCCGAAAGCGTGCACTTTCAATAGCTTGTATCTGTTTTTGCTGGGGCATAGAACCCTGACTTACAACAATATTATCAGCGTTTTCGAGGCGCTTAAATTAGAAATTAAATAAACTGATTAGATTATGAAAAAAGAAGATGAGTATGCGGTAAAATTAATTCAAGCCGTAAAAAGCGTTTTTGACGAAGAAAGCGAAAATTATATTGACCCGGAAGAGTTTGAGGATAGCGATAATACAACCGCTTTCATGCATGCCCTTGCAAATATGATGCCCTGCCAAATGTATCGCGGGCTTACTGCGGATAAGGTTAATATTTTAGAATTCAATCATATTGCGAATAAATTAGCATTTCAATTCACCAAAAAAGCCGATTAATTATGAAAACAACCGCAAAAATAAACCTCCAGGTGCATGATGCACAGGAATTGATTGACAAGGTGTGCGCTGCCGTATTGAAGCGATATGACGACGGGCAAAAACGTATTATTGAAGATATTGAACTGCAAAGTGTAGCCGTGCTAATAAAAGGTTATATAACGGACGTCAAGGAATTGCAAAACATTGATGAACCAGATACCCGACATGCTGTTATAGGAATAACATTCAAAGCCCGCACAATTTTAGGCTATTTCCATGACGAAGAGTGCGATAATATCGCCTTTTTTGTCGACGGCAAAGAGGTTGATCTGGAGCAGTGTATTAACGAATTTTTAGAAAGGGAGGTGTTATAATGAAACGAATCAACCTAACAATATGGGCTTTCCGCTTAATGATTTTGGCCGCCCTGTTAATGCTATTTCAATGCGCCGCAAATGCTCAAGGCTATCAGGAGGTTGAATATTTAGCGCCGTCATGGATTGGTCCAGGTGCTGCGATTATGGCAGTCGTTTTGATTGTTATCGCAATCGTTCAAGAAAGCAAGGACAAGCGGAATAGAAGGAAAATTAAAAACTTTACGCGGAGGGAATATGGCAAAAAGAAAATTTAAATGTACTGGATGCGGCGTTGATCGCCCGTGTTTTATAGAGACAAATCAAGAATCTAGTGGATTTGAAGATATGGTAATCGATGACTTAGTGTGTATTTTAGACGCCACGAATCAAACTTCTTATAATTGGAAGGAGGTGAACACATGCAATCACAACCACATAAAAAGCAGCGACGGTCTTGACGAGTGTATGGATTGCGGCGAAAGAAATTACTAAAATGACCTGCAAACATTTGCAGAATTGAAATAAAACACTATCTTTGTAATACTGACAACAACTAAAATTAGCATTATGGAAAAAGAAAAATTAGAAAAAGCGAATGCCATTATTAAGGCGATCGAAGGGTTAAAAACCCATCTCTTAAAGATTGCGCATTTCGGCGCAAGCGCAAACCGAGACGTCGTTATCTATAACAATGCAACCGTGATAATAGCCCCTGGAAAATTAGAACATCGCACTTTGCGTAACGACTTTCTCCCTGTGACCCCCGAATCCTTTATGCACATTTACATAATCAATGTAAAGGCAGAAATTGAAAGGCTTGAAAAAGAATTTGAATCACTTTAATTAACCAACAACTATTTAAAACATGGAAAATCAAAACGCAATCGTGCTTAAGCAAGCACCCGTAATTAGTCACCAACTCAAGGTTATCGGTCAGCAAGTAAAGGCCGAAATTGAGGCTTTAAATTTAGACAAGCTTGTAGCTACCGACCAAACCATCCAATCGCTTAAGAAGACCCGCGCAAGCTTAAATAAGCAGAAAGCGGGGTGGGTCAGTGAGGCAAAAGAGGTAAAAGACCCTATTGTAAATGTCATTAAGCAATTTGATGATGAAATGAAAGAGAATATCACCAGTATTTTTGAGTGGGCCGATGATATCCTAAAGACGAATATCAATAATTTTGAAATGCGAGTGAAGGACGAAAAGAAAGCGACCATTGAGGCATATTTTGTTGAGCTATGCCAGTCTGAAAAAATCGACTATCTCAAATTTGACCAGCTAGGCATTGATATTAACCTTTCAACCTCTGAAAAGGCGTACAAAGAAAAGGTGAACGAGTTTATTGACAAGGTAAAAGATGATGTTTCTTTGATTGATTCAGAAGAGTTCTCAGCTGAAATCTTTGTCGAGTACAAAAAGACTTTGAACGCTTCACAAAGTATTACAACAGTAAGAGCTAGGAAGCAGGCCGAGGCCGAAGAGAAGGAGCGTATCAAACAGAAAACGATTATTGACCGAAAGAGCGCAATTAAGCAGTTAGGCTTTCAGGAAGTATCATTTACCAACTCTTTTAATTACAACGATCAAATTTATTTCACGAATGCCGAAATCGAAGATTTGACACGCGACGAGTTTAAGGAAAGGTATCTGAAATTTGAGGCCGAAATAAGCGAGTTGCAAAAAGCGAATGCCAGACCGGCCGAAGAAAAACAGGTAGAAAATTTTGGGGTTGCTTATGTAGCAGAAGCGCCGAAAGCAGAACCTTTACAGGCCCCAAAAACAGAAGAGGCCCCGGCAAAAAAAGTGATTGCCCGCTTTGAGGTTTCCGGTACTATGGAGCAACTGAAAGGACTAGGCGAATATATGCGCGCGAATGGCATCACCTACAAAAACATTTAATTTTAATCATTCTAAATAACTACGATTATGACTAACAACGCAACACCAACAATACAAGCTAAAGGTACAGTAACCTATCAGGCCGGAGGACAAGACGTAAGATTATCCTACGATATTGTCAAAAATTATCTCACAAAAGGAAATGGGGCTGTAACTGACCAAGACCTCGTGCAATTCATTAGCATCTGTAAGTACAACCAATTAAATCCATTCCTAAATGAGGCTTATTTAGTAAAATTTGGCACCGCCCCGGCTCAAATGATTGTGAGCAAAGAAGCGCTAATGAAGCGGGCCGAATCGCACAAAGAATATGAAGGCTACCAGGCTGGCGTTATTGTGCAAAGAGGTGATGAATTTTTAGAACTGGAAGGCAGTTTTTACCTAAATACTGACAAGTTAGTAGGTGGATGGGCTAAAATTTACCGGAGCGACAGAAAGTTTCCGGCTGTTTCTAAAGTTCGACTTGAAGAGTACGACAAAAAACAATCAAGTTGGAAGGAAATGGCATCTACAATGATCGCTAAAGTGGCAAAGGTTCAAGCATTACGGGAGGCGTTCCCTGCTTCGTTAGGAGCAATGTACACCGAAGAAGAAACCCGTATTATTAACGTTGAGGAAGTGCGGGCCAATAAGGAGGAAGTAAAGCCACAGCCAGAACCGGAAGAAACCATCGAGCAACCTGAAAAAGTTCAGATTTAACTTGCTTTTTATCAGATAGTTTTATACTTTTAGAAATGGATAGAACGGGCTGATCTCCGTTTGATAAGAGGGAACCAGTAACCCTTTTCCATTTCTTCTTTACTGGATTATTAAAAACTGGTTCAAAATGGAAAAGGAAATTTGGAAAGATGTACCCGGATATGAGGGTATTTATCAGGTTAGTAATTTAGGGAGTGTTTTGTCTTTGAATAAAAACAAAAAAAGGAAATTCGGAGATAACGGGCACGGGTATCTTTTTGTTTCCCTAAGTAAAGATGGTGCTGTAAAATGTTTTTATGTGCATAGACTTGTCGCAAAATTATTTATTGACAACCCAAAGAACAAGGCAACAGTAAATCACAAAAACGGGATTAAAAGCGATAACCGCGCGTGTAATTTAGAGTGGATGACTCAGTCAGAAAATTCACAACACGGATTCGATACAGGTTTAATAAAACAGAACACAGGCATAAAAAATCCATGCAGTGTCTCAGTTGTAAAATACAGTATAGACGGTGATTTTATAAAAAAATATGACTGCATATCAGACGCTGCTAAAGAGAACGCATTAAGTCCTACAAATATAGGCGCTGCTTGTAGTGGAAAATATGAAAGAGCCGGAATGTATCAATGGAGGTATGCCTCTGATAATATAAAAAGGCTTCCATTTATTAATAGGAACAAATCTAATGGCGAAAAACCAGTGGAGCAAATAGATATAAAAACAGGACGTATTGTTTCTGTCTTTGCAAGCGGCACCGATGCAAGTCGGGTGACAGGGATTTATCGTGGCGGCATTTCAGACGCCTGTAATATGAAAATAAAAACCTCTGGAGGATATAAATGGAAATTCCTGTAAAAATAATAGCAAGTGGGTCCGCGGGCAACTGTGAAATATATTGCAATAATATTGCAGTTGATATGGGCATCCCATTTTCAAAAATAAAACCTTATATAAACAGCCTTAATATAGTGATATTAAGCCATTTACATTTAGACCATTTCAATATATCATGCATTAAGCGCATACAGCTTGAACGCCCATCTATTAGATTTGCAGTAGGCGAACATATGAGGGAAGCCATGGCCGGTATTAGAAATGTGGATGTGCTGGAATTGAATAGGTTTTATGATTATAGACAGTTCAAAATATCATGTTTTAAACTGCATCACGATATTGAAAATGTAGGGTGGAGAATATTTGTAAAACAACCGGATGGGAGTTATTACAAGATATTCAGAGCTACGGATACTTATACGCTCGAAGGGCTTACCGCTAAAAACTATGACCTAATGGCGCTCGAACATAATTACGACGAAGAAACCGTTCACGACATAATACGCGACAAACGAAACAGAGGCGAATACGCGCACCAAATTGGCTCTATTAATTCACATTTGAGCGTTCAGCAAGCACAAGACTTTATCTTTAAAAATAAGGGTGAAAAATACGAAGTAGTAAGGTTGCACGAATCTAAAAGTATGTAAAATGAAAATCATGAATAAATTAAACGAACTATCCAAGAATATTTACGAAGGAAACAAAAGTCGGGGGTTCGATGTTTCAAAAGAAAACATAGGACAATCATTAATGCTTATAGTTTCAGAATTATCAGAGGCTTTAGAAGCTGACCGAAAAAACAAAAGAGGCATGTTAAAAGTTTTTGAGCGAGACTTGGGATATGCTCAACTTTCAATTTTAGATTTTGAAAAAGAAAACGAAAATTTCGATTGGTTAAAAAATCGATTTGAAACTACTGTAAAAGATACTTTTGAAGATGAAATAGCGGACTCTATTATCCGTTTGCTGGATTTATGCGGGGGGTTTGAAATTGATATTGAAAAACATATTGAATGCAAATTAAAGTACAATTCAGGCAGGGAATATAGGCACGGCAAAAAGTATTAAATATGGAAATCCACCTCCAAAAAACACCCACCGGGCTTGTACCTCTTTACGATACTGATTTTGAAGAGGCAAAAAAGCTAAAGAACGGCACGATTTACAAAGCAAAGATAGTGCAGCCGCGAAACATTGATTTGCATCGGAAATACTTTGCTTTGATAAATTGTGCATGGGAGTATTTGAGCGAAGCGCAACAGCTACATTATGCGAACCGTGAAAACTTTCGTAAAACTGTAGAAATTGCAGCCGGGCACTTTGAAACCTGTTACAGCCTAGAGCGTAAAGAATGGCTACAGGTGCCTAAATCAATCAGTTTTAGCAGTATGAAGGAATTTGAATTTAGGGACCTATACACGGCTGTTAAGGATGTGATTTTTAGCGTATTTTTGCGGCACGTGTCTTTTGAAGATTTTGAAAAGGAACTAATACACTTTTAAAACTTGAATTATGTGCGATTGTGTAGATGTGGAAATGGGCTCATATAAAAATCAGGTGCCGATGGTGCCTTTTTGGAAAGATGAGCCTATAGGAATAGACAAATGCCTTTCCTCTGAAATATCCGATTTATGGGATGACGGCATAGTGACAACTGGCTGTTGTTGCGGTCACAATAAAGCGATACCTATGATTAATGTTTTGCCGGAATATCACCACGCCATGGTTGCGAGAAGGTACGAATTTTGGGAGAATCTGCACGGCACTACTTGTTATAAACCAAAAAGCATAAAATCTAAAATTATGAAAGTTTACATATCAGGTAAGATTACTGGGCTGCCTATTGAAAAGGCAAGGGCTAATTTTGAAAAGACAGCAGAATTAATCAGGGCGCGCGGATGGGAACCTGTTAACCCGTTTGAAGTTTTGCCATACCACCCGGATTTGAAGTGGGAGGATTACATGAAGGCCGACATTGCGGCCCTTACATCATGTGATGGAATTTGGCTTAACGACGACTGGATACTATCAAAAGGCGCAAGGCTTGAAGCGTTTTTAGCGAATGAATTAAACATTCCAATTGTAGGCTAATGACAAAAATCTGCCCCAAATGCGGTATAAAACTATACCGCAAGCACAATAGTACCATTTACAATCCCTGCCCGAAGTGTTCGCTTCGGGCAGCGGTGCGCAATAGTAGTGACGACCAAAAGGCAAAGCCATCGGCCAGAAAAACCGCTACCAAAAAATTCGACTTCTACAAAACAGCCGCCTGGAAGTGGTGCCGTAAGTACGTGCTACTCTACTACGCTGACAAAAACGGCGTGACCAGGTGCGCAACTTCAGACCGTTATTTAGTGTTAGGTACAAAAGACTGCCATTGCGGCCATTATATCAAAGTAAAGGACGGCAACAGTACAAACTATGCAACCGCTTTATTATTTGAAAATTTGGCACCTCAGAGCATGCAGGATAATACCTACCAAGGAGGGCGCGAAGGGTTGATGCGTGAATGGCTTGTAAAACAGCACGGGGAGGACAAAATAAAAGAGCTGGAGGCAAAGCGCCGGATGCCGTATAAGCTCGATGAATATACCTTAAAACAGATTTCGGAGGAATATAAGGCAAAATATAAACTCTTATTAAAAGGCCGTGGAATGCGCGATCCATGGCTAAAATAGCAAAAACCTGCTTTGCAGCATAAAATAAATGCAAAATAGTTGTGGTTTTATTTGCAGAATTGAAACATTCGCAGTATATTTGTTGTATAAGAAATCAGAAAAACAACCAACTAAAACATGAAAAAGAAAAAACAAGCCTTTGACGGCAACGACAGCGCCAGCGACATAGTAAAAAAATCCCGTCGTATAATTGAAAAATCCGGAATCCCTTCGCCCGCCCTAGGTAAAATGATAGCCGTTAAAATCAATAACCGGCTGACCGTTTACGCTAAAAATCTGGGGGACGTTGCCAGAATCAAAACGAAATATTCACATTTAACACAAAATTTATGCTAAATCGCACAACATTAATCGGACGGGTAGGAGCAGATCCCGAAATCCGACAGCACAACGACCGCATGGTTGCCAATTTTAATCTGGCAACTACCGAACGCGGATTTAAAACCAAAGAAGGCCGCGAAATACCAGAAAAGACCGAATGGCACAAAGTAACCGTATGGGGCGGACTTGCTAAAGTGGTTGAAGGCTACGTAAAAAAAGGTAGTCAGGTCTACGTAGAAGGCAAAATGCGTACCAGCTCATACGAAAAGGACGGGGTGAAACATTACTCAACTTTTCTGGATTGTGATAACCTTGTTTTGCTGGGTGGAAAGCCGCAACAAGATAACCCGCAGGCATACGACAAAGAACCTCCTTTTTAATATAGTTATGCAAACTAAAATTGAATTTATGATAACCAATAACGACCTTTACAAAGCATGTAAGAAGAACGAGTATCTTCAACTTGCTTGGAAAGATGGTAGTTTTTCGGTACTAAACTGCAAAATAGGTCTATTTAAGAAGTATGAGAGGTTTTGCAGGGATGAGATAGATACTCAAATAGTAGGGCTTTGGCCTATTTCTTTCTCTGAATACATCAGTCGTAAGACACCTTTTATAACTTCGTAGCCATGTGGATTTTTTTTAGTAAAATCAGAAAATTAGAGGCTGAAATCGTACAGCTTCAGCACGAAAAAGCGCTTTTAAAACTGCAAATTATTCACGAAAAGCGCATGAAAGAGAACGCAATAGCCGCAAAAAATCGCCTGCTAAGCGAAAATTACAGGTTAATAGGTAAAATATTTATAAATGACGCGCAAAAGAATTAATCACAAAGACCCCTATTTAATCTATTCACACTACCGAAGCAACAAAAGTATCGTGGAAGAGATTATAAGCCATAAAAACATAATCTTAGTGCTAAAAAACGGTAGTAGGGTAGTAGTGCCGGGGCTGGTAAAGTATAAGAGGAAGGTAATTTTATCATAACGCCTTGGACGGGCTTTGTAAAATCCAATTAAATTATGGCAAACGTAAGAGCAAAATTCAAATGCGACGTCGTGACTGATCGTCCGGAATTTCAATTAAAAGAGGTTTCGTTTTCAGCTGTTATTGACGGAAGCGAAGAAAACAAGTCGTTTTCAAAGTACACGCCGAATGGATCTGTGTTTCTGTCTATCAGTTATGAAACAGAAGCTGCTGATGCTTTCGAGGAAGGGAAAGAATATTATTTAGACTTTTCCCCTGCTTAAAAACAACTAAACCCCTACCATTCCCGACGACCCTGAGAGGCACAAACAGAAGGTTAATAGTATTTGCTTTATTATTATCGTGCAAACCAGGACTTGAGGTGGTGGGGGTTTTAAAAACTAAACTAAAATTTGAAATTATGGCAAAGTATAAACTATTAAACGATGAGGGGTACAAATGTGCCCCAAACGAAGATATGTTTCAAGAGGGAGGCATTTATGATGAAACGCTTAACACCGGGGTCGGCACTGAGACAGTTTTAGACCTTGTGCGAATGTTTCCGGACGACTGGCATCTAGTCAGGGATGGGAAAAAGAAAATAACCAAAGCCGAAGCCGCCGAAATCTGCGCTAACTATTTAGGTTATGAGCAAATCGATATAACCGGCTAAAAGACAAGCGGCAACACTCGAAAAGGTGCTAATGAATTGATACTATTCAGCCGCTTAAATTAAACCGGAAGAGCCCAAAACGCGACGTTAAAAGCTATCAGCCCGGTAGCTGTAAAAACTGCAAGGGCAAAGGGTGATCGCGCAGGTAAACCCGGCAGGGCTCTTTCGGTTTTTTTAAAAAAATAATCTTACCAATGTTTGCATAGTAAATTTACATTTGTTATATTTGTAGTGTATTTAACATTCGGCGCTAGATGACTTGTATAAACAGCTAGTAATGGACGCATGAAAATGTTTATGATTGCGATTTTAGTGCCGATTAAGCCGGTGTAGCTCAGAGGCAGAGCATCTGTTTTGTAATCAGATTGTCGGGGGTTCGAATCCCTCTATCGGCTCAAATTTAATTATCAAAACAAAGACTAATGAAAATTCAAAAGACTAGCGAAAAAATATTAATTTGGATGCACAGGGATAACATTACCCAGCAACAAATAGCGGCCAGAATTGGCATCACCAGACAAACATGGGCAAAGAAAATGAAAGATAATACTTTCACCCCTAAAGACATTGTTTCAATTCAGGCGTTAGGATTTAGGGACGAATCATAATTTTTTTTGCTATAAAATTAACAAAAGTAAAAATATTTAACATGGCAGAAAATAAAAAATCCTTTATAGCCTATTCAGATTGGAATGGAATGTTTAAAGCGTTGCCGGACGAAGTGGCGGGGAAACTAATAAAACACGTGTTTTCTTACGTTAACGACGAAAACCCATCTACGGACGACTATGTTATCAATGCCTTGTTTGAACAAATAAAATCAACCTTAAAAAGGGATTTAGTAAAATGGGAAAATGAAAGGCAGCAAAGAGTTGAGGCAGGCAGAATAAGCGCAGAACGAAGGGCAACGAAAAGCAACGAGCGTTCAACGGTCGTTAACGAATCGACACGAAATCCAACTGTAAGTGTAAGTGTAAGTGATAATGTAAGTGATAATGAAAAAAATAAAAGTAAAAAGGAACCGCAAAAGCGATTCCAAGCACCCACACTTTCAGAGGTTGAACAATACTTTTTTGAGCAGGGATACACAAAACAGTCAGGACGAAAAGCATTCATGTATTACGATTCTGGCAACTGGAAAGATTCAACAGGCAAGCAGGTAAAAAACTGGAAACAAAAGATGAGAGGCGTTTGGTTTAAGCCTGAAAACGAACTAAATTCGACAGGCCAGCCCCAAACATCCGAAGCACCGCCACAAAGTATAACCGATAGATTTAAACAAAAATAAATTAATAGTTATGGAAAATCAGATTTATAAGATGGGGATGACTGATGGATTCGTATTTGAAGCATGGGTATGCGATACTAACGAAGTTCTTCCTTACAAGGCAATAAAGCAAGTATCTATTACTGTACACAAAAAAGACGGGCCTCAGATTGATGCCGACTTTACAGAACAGGAATTAGACTCTTTTATCAAATATTTGTCAGATTGCAGGACTCATATAAACGCTTTCAATAATCGCGATATTCATGAATAACCCCGGACAAATGCCACCCCAAAGCATCGACACCGAAAAGGCCGTAATAGGGGCCCTGATCGTAGAATCAGGCGCCTACCTGAAAGTTTCGGACATGCTCAACTTCCAATCATTTTACCTTGAATCTCATCAAATCATTTTCATTTGCATTCAGGAAATGTTTGCGCTGAACATTAAAATTGATTTGGTTTCTTTGGTTGAGTACCTAATGAGCAAAAATAAACTGGATGAAATAGGCGGGGCCTACTACTTATCAGAAATAAGTACAAGGGTAGCTAGCGCCCATCACATTCAAACCCACGCCCGGATATTGGGAGACCTAGCAATACGCCGGACTTTGATAATTGACGCCCAAAACATCTACAAAACAGCCTTTGACCGTTCCGTCCAACTCGATGAATTATTGCATAATGTTTCATCGATTATCGACAAGGCATTAGACATGGTTTCAAATAAAGCGAATATAAAGCCATTTGAGGAGAATTTGAGCGAAGAGATAGAAAGGATTACCGAGAAGCAGAAAGCGCCAAAAAACCAGCCGGGAACGCTAAAAACGCCCCTTTATTCAGTTTCGGCGATGGTGCCAGAATGGAAGCCTGGCAAATTAATCATTTTGGCAGGGCGGCCAGGTATGGGTAAAACTGCTTATGCACTATACGAAGCAAGTGAAATGGTTAAAAAAGGTGATTCTGTTTTGTTTTTCTCACTCGAGATGACCGTAGGTGACTTAACCAACAGGTTTATACAGGGCCAAAGCGGGTTAACTGGATATGATTTTGAAAACCCCATGAATCCGGCGCAGTGGGACATTTTGGAGGATGTGTTTTTGAAGTATAAAGATTGCCAGCTTTTTATTGATGACAGCCCGTTATGTTCGTTTATCCATATCAAAAGTAAGGCTACGGTTTATAAGAAATTGCACGGGATTAAGGCTATCTTTATTGACTATTTGCAGTTGGTAAAAGCATCGGATCCGAAACAGATCAGAGAGCAGCAGGTGGCCGAATTAACCCGAAACCTAAAAGCCCTGGCAAAAGAATTAGAAGTGCCTATTTTCCTTCTCGCACAGCTTAACCGGGAGGTTGAAAATAGGCCGGACAAAATGCCTAAGCTGGCAGATTTGAGAGAATCGGGAGCGATAGAACAGGACGCGGACATAGTTCTATTTCCATTCAGACCAGAGTATTACTGGAAGGAAGACCCCGAATTAAAGGGCAAAGGCTCGATAATTTGTGCTAAAAACAGGGAAGGCAAAACAGGTGAGGCAAATGTTTTGATCAATGAAACCGTCACAAAATACACAGACATTGAGAGGGTGATAACGTTTGAAGCGAGGCAGACTAATTTTTAACAGCAACTAACTAAATACAAAAATGATACTACGAAGACTAGGCAATAAAGCTAAAATAGCAAAAAAAATACAAGCGTATTTCCCCCCTCACAAGATTTACATCGAGCCATTTTTTGGCGCTGGAGGAATGTTTTTCAACAAGCCAAAAGCAAAATATAACATCGTGAATGATTTGGATAGTGACGTTTTCAACCTGTTCCAAGTCGTAATGAATCAAAAAGAAGAGCTTGAAAAGGCTTTTTATATTATGCCGATTCATTCGGATTTATTGGATTATTGGAAAAAGAATCAGGAAGCGGACCCGATTAAAAAGGCGCTGAGGTTTTTGTTTTTGTCGAATTTTGGGATATATGGCAGCGAATCCGTAAAATACGGAACCGAGAACCCTAAAAATAGCGTTTATAAAAACATAGATAGCACCTTTAAGTTTATAAACGACGTTCAATTTATGAATTGCGACTTTAGGCGAGTATTTTCTAAGATTCAAATAAAAGAACCTGCCTCCGCTTTCATTTACTGCGATCCCCCATATTTAGGAACAGAAGATAATTATGCTGATTCATTTACAGAAGCCGACAGCCTCGCCCTATTTGACACTTTACAAGCAACTGGCTGCAAATGGGCAATGAGTGAATTTGATAACCCATTTATCCTTCAGCAAGCCAAAGAGCGGAGTTTGAACGTTCATATAATCGGAGAAAGGCAGAACTTGAAAAACCGCCGTACCGAAATTTTAGTGACAAACTATTTACCTTATCCAACACTATTTTAAAACTGAAAAATGGCACAAATAAACTTTTATAACGTCGACAATATGGAATTTATGGCGTCGAAGCCGGATAATTATTACGATTTGGCGATTGTGGATCCACCTTATGGAATTAACGCAGGGAAAATGACAATGGGGTCTGGCAAGCATAAATTCAAAAAAGATAAGGATTGGGATAATGGAGTACCAAGCAAGGAATTCTTTAATGAGTTGTTTAGGGTTAGTTTTAATCAAATAATTTGGGGGGGGCAATTATTTTACAGAATTCCTGCCACCATCTCCTCATTGGTTGTTGTGGGATAAAAAGAATCCGAATTTGTCATTTGCAGAGGGGGAGCTTGCGTGGGTTCGCAAAGGTAAAAACCTTC